AGAAGATTTTTACTTGTGTAAAGATCAGATTGACGAAATATTTAAAACTTTACTATGAGTGCTAGATCTAGATTTGAACACAGGTTAAAAGTTTTGAGAAGGATCCGAAAAATGGAATGCCCAAAGAATAAACCCGGATTTAATAATTTAACCGACCTTGAAAAGCAAAAAGAGATGCTTAAATGGTCAAAATTTGTAAGAGATGTACAATAACAATAATAATGACCAATCGTTGCTTATATCGTGCTTTATGCTTGTTTTAGCAATAAGATCCATATTAATACTTAATGACTTTTTAACAACTGCTGTTTTTACTTTTCTAGGATTTTCAGTGTTGTTAAACTGGCATAACAAGAATCAGTTACCGTAATTTTGTTTGTTTTGTTTTAGTTGTTAAAAACCCGGTTAAATTTTAGCTGGGTTTTTTTCTATATTATAGGCATGAATCATAACCAGAAAGGTTGTTTTGCTGAATATCATTTTGCATCAACGGCAATCACTTTAGGTTATAACGTATCAACACCATTATTGAGCTCAAGTTATTACGATTGTATATTAGAAAAAAATGGAAAGCTTTTTAAAATACAGGTCAAATACTTAGGTAAGAACAGATTGAGAAGGGGCAACAGTATGCAAATTACATTAAGGCGAACCGGTTTACCAAACTATGAAAAAAAGTATGTAGATTATTTTGCCTTATATGATGAAGAAAATAAAGGTTTTTTTATTATACCAAATTTAGGGCAAAGCTGTTTAAAAATAAACATTAATGGTAAGTATAAAGAAAATTTTAATAACTTTGCACTGATTTCATAGATTATCTTTAGAGTGTCACTGGTAAAAATACAGTGGCACTTTTTTTTTATCTTTACAGTAAATTAATAATTATGAAAATAAAATTAAAAACGTCAATGATAATCGAAGGCAAAGAAATTGCTGCTGGTGAGATTATAAACATTAATAAATCTAACTTAGATAAATGGTTGAAAAAAGGTTGGGGTGAAATAATTAAAAAAGAAGTAAAAATCAAAAAAGAAACTAAAGAATTCAAGATTGATAAACAAACTAAAAATGAGACAAATAAAGATTAATTCCACAACAGGCAGTGAAATAGTTACTACAAGTGAATTTAAGGATTACGCAAGAATAAGTAATACATCAGATGACACTTTAATAGCTAATATCATTGTACAAGCTAGGATCTGGTGCGAAAATTACATATCAAGAGATATTGTTGCAAAAAATAGAACTTATTACATACCGGAAACTAACGGAATTTTTGATTTGCCTTTCGGTCCTGTCGCAAGTATTTCGTCTGTAAGCATTGACAGTGTAGCATATAGCGACTATACAACACCCGGTTTAGACAATGAAACCATAGATCTAGACGGCCCTGCTGACGAAGTTAAAGTTGTATATGTTACAACAGGATTATCTGACAAATTATTAGAACAAGCAATTTTACAGTATGCTACAACTTTATATGATAACAGACACGATTATCAAGTTGGCAATATTAATGAAGTGCCTTCTTCAAGTAAAGCTATTTTAAACAGTTACAAAAATATGTTTATATAATGAATCCGGGTAGATTTAACAATGTTATAAAATTTTATAATCATACGAAAAGCGCAGACGGTTACGGTGGTTACACAAGTACAACTAGCGCATTATTTGCTACACTGTGGGGAAAATCAAAAGAAATAAGCGGTGACATTGAACAAAGTAACGGCAAAAGAAATAGAAATAAAATTGTTGAAATAATATTTAGAAAAAAAGATTTTGATTTAATCACATATGTAGAATTTACTTTTACAGTGGACGGTGTAGGAAGGTATAGAGTTAACGATCATTATCAAGTAGTAGAAAAAGAATATGTTAAATTAATAGGCACATACGAACAATGATAGAAATTAACGTAAATAAAACCGATATCAGTAAATTGCTTAAAAAATTTAATAATATTAAAAAATTTAGCACAGAAGAAACTGATAAAATATTTGGTTACACCGCTTCACAAATATCAAAACGAGCTAAAAAAGACGCTCCATTTAAAACGGGTTTTTTAAGATCTACAATTAATTGGGGTAAAGACAAAAATGACAATAAAATATTTGTAAGAGCAGAAGCAAAATATGCGCCTTATTTAGAATATGGTACAAAATATCAAAAAGCACAACCTTATTTTTACAGCAACGCTAAACTCGAGATTAAATTGATGACAAATCGCATTTTAAAGCTACTAAGAAAACAATTATGAGAGAAGCCATACAATTTATCAGACAAAAAATTTATACTGCTTTAAACGGCAATATTTCAAATATTAGCGGCAATACTGTTTTTGTTTATAATCGTGTACCTAGTAACGCTAATACACCTTATGTATGGGTTTACTCTGGTAGCACTAATGAAGTAGATCAAAACGCACAAAATTATTGTTTAGAATGTATCACAAGAATAGAATGTGTTACAAGATTTGATGCTGATACGGGCGGGGATCTAGATTGTAATACATTAGTTTCAGAAGTATTAACTTTGCTAAGAACTCGAGCCAGTGGTTATTTCGATTTGAGCTCAAATAATTTTAATGTGTATATCAATGTAAGTGACGGCGTTACATACGAGCAGATTGATAAAAAAGATCACACATACGTTATTGGAGTTATTGAACTTGCAACTAGGGTTGAACAATTAAATTAATATGGAAACTAATAGCATGAAATTATATATACTAAATACACTGGCACTAGGCATATCATTAACAAATATCGAAATATCATTAAGAATTATTTTATTGTTAGCCACTATTGTTTACACAGTACAAAAAATAAAAAAAAATAAAAATGTCTAAAGAATTAAATGAAGATACTAGCTTAAATATTAGTATAAAAACATTAATAGCAATCGGAGCAGGTATGGCATCATTAATTGGTATGTGGTTTGCTTTACAAGCAGATATTGAAGAAGCAAAGTTGTTGCCCGAGCCAGAAATTAGCAGAACAGAATATGATTTAAAAGATCAATTAATTCGCGAAACTATAATGAACACAGGTAAAAAAGTTGAAGAAAATAGTGATGCTTTAAAAAATATTGATAAGAAGTTGTTTGAAATAATAAGTAAATGAAAAAAATATTATGTGCGATATGTGTATTGGTTGCGGCATCTGTATATAGTCAAGATGTAACTGTTTTGCAAATAAATGCAAAGTGGAATGAACGAAATAATTACGATTTAAGCGGATTAAATGGTGTAGTTGTAAAATTTAGCTATTTAAAAGACCAGCCAAAAGATATACAAAAAGGTATTAGTGCTGTTCCAGTAATCGTAATAATTGATAAAACTGGCAGAATAAGAATGCAATATGTCGCTGATTTGTCTTTTAAAATACAAACAACAAATATGGAGATCCAAAATGTAATAGATAAAATTAAATGATTAGTAAACATATTACATACAAAGAAGGAACAAGAAGTGTTACCGCTTTGCGTCTAGGCATAGAAAACAAGCCGGGTGAATACGAATTACAAAACATGGAATTGATTGCGGAAAAGGTGTTTGAACCGCTTAGAATAGCTGTAAACGGCCCAATCAAAATAAACTCATTTTATAGAAGTGAAGAACTTAATGAAAAAATTGGCGGCAGTGGTCGGTCACAACATTGTCAAGGACGTGCTATTGATATTGATGATATATATGGTTATGCTACAAATTCTTTTATGTATGATTATATCAAAAATAATCTCGATTTTGATCAGCTTATTTGGGAGTTTGGAACCAATGAAAATCCTGATTGGGTACATGTGAGTTATGTTGATGGAGATTCTAACAGAAAAAGATGTTTAAAAGCTTATAAAGAAAACGGAAAAACAAAATACATTGACATTACATAAATGGAATTTGCTTTAGTATTTAACTTTGACGGTTTTTTGTTAGGTTTTAAATATTATCCAATATTAAATGAAGATGATTATGCTGAATTTAACATTTATATTTTATTTATAATTCTACATTTTAAATTTTTTAACAATGAGCGATAAAAAGAAATTCAAAGAAACTACTGTTGGCAAATTATTATTTGGGGCCGCCTCAATGATAAATCCAACATTAGGAAAAGTTTTAGCCGGTGTAAGTTCTCCACAAGAAGCTTTAGCTGAAATTGGTAAATCTAAAATTAGTAATGACGATAAAATCAAGCTACAAAAAATGATTTACGATCAGCAAAACAAAGAAATAGAAGCTGTTACATCAAGATGGAAAGCTGATTCAATGTCAGATTCTTGGCTAAGTAAAAATGTACGCCCTCTGGTATTAGTATGGTGTATTGTAGTATTTTCTATTGCCGGGATCCTCGACAGTATTGAAAGCATACCTTTCCACATAGGCGTTACTTGGAATGATACTTTTGAAAAAGTTATGATGTCTGTTGTGTTAGCTTATTTTGGCGGAAGGACGACTGAAAAAGCAACTAGCTTATTTAAAGGCAAATAAATGGCTAATAAAATTTTATCCAATTACGTTTACAATAACAAGCGCAAACGTCCCGGAAAACACTCTAAAAACGCGTCTAAAGGTCAAACCGGTTATAAAAAAAAGTATAAAGGACAAGGCAAACGTAGATAATAGAAAAACCTTAAATTTGTAAAAAACAAATATATGGGTACTACATTAACAGGCAAGAGAGTTCAGAATACATATGATGCGCTTTTAAAATTAAGCGACAACCAAAATTTAACCGGAACAGCTAAAATAGTTGGTGACGGTTATGGTAATGATTCCCCAATATATTTAAGCACATCACAAATAGGAATTGGAATTACACCTTCTTATCAATTTCATACTAGTGGTAATGCTAAAATTGGTGGCAATCTTATAATATCTGGTAACCTAACTGTAAATGGTACACTAACATATTTAAATGTACAAGATCTAGCAGTCGAGGATCCGTTAATAAAATTAGCAAAAGACAATACAGCAAACACATTAGATATTGGATTATTTGGTAAATACGTTGCTACTGGTACAAAGT